TTGTTCACCACGACGCGCACGAAGACCTTGACCGCGTCGTCGATGCGGATCACGACGCCCTCGTAGTTGCTGGGCAGGATCGGGATGTTCTGGCCCGCCGAGTCCCCGATGAAGCACGGGGCTGTGTTCTGCGGATTGCCGTTGTTGTCCACGCGAGCGCCGATCCACACAAACCGGCAGGGCGTGGACGCCGCGACCAGCGCCTGCGGTGTGGCCGCCGACGGAACGGTCTTGGTGCCGCCGATGAATGAGGCACATCCGGCCACGTCGAACAGCGGCGCGCCGTTCGGTGCCACCTCCACGTCCATCGAGTTGAGCCAGCGTCGCGCCATGTCAGCTTCCGATCACAGGGATTCCTCATCCACCTGCTTGGCGTGAATCCTCAGCATCCGGCCATGCGGGTCTGAGGGCCGGTAGTGACCTGCCCCGCCAAGGTCGAGCACCTCAAAGACCAGCACGTTGGTTCCGCTCGGCACGCGAATCCGATCACCGACCTGCGGTTTCGTTACCGCACCACTGAGCAGGAGCGCTTCCGCCGACACGATGAAGTCCGTGGCCTTGGCCTGTACGATCACGCCAGCCTCGTCGGCGACCTCGTAGGTCGTGGCCCCCAGCGTGGCGGCGATGTCGACGGTTTCGACGCCGCGCTGGTAGGTCACAAGTCTGGACATGTGCGTCTGCCGCATCCCGTCCAGCCATCCGGTGCCTTGTTCGAGCAGATCGGGCACGCCCACGATCTCCCAATTACTGAAGCATGCGGATGCGCACCGTCGCGTCGGCATCGACTGCCGCGCGGACACATTTGCCGATCAGCTTGTTGCCCGTGGCGGTGGTCGTCGCCTGTTGCGCGGCCGCGTTCCAGTAACAGTTGGCCCCAGCCGTGATGGCCGAGCCGCCACTGGTGGCCTTCGGGAAGTCGAAAACGCCCTTGACTGCCAGCGACCCCAGCCTGTTGGCCAGGATCGCCACCTTGGCCACACCGACCAGTTCGCCCTGGACCACGACCGCGCCTGCGGCCACGTCCGCGGTCGGCGTGTAGTCGATCGCATCACCGTCATGCACGAATGTTACGAGTGCCATTCTTCGTCACTCCTATCGCTCGAAAAGTCAGTCGAGCAGGTGGTCAGTTCACCGCGGCTACGCCGCTTACGCCTCGCCCTTGCTCTTGATCCCACCGCGCGGTTCCTGAAGCGCGACACCAAAATCGTGGTAGCCGCGCATTTGCACGCCGAGTACGTGGAAGTCAGCCTCGGCCGTCTCGATCGTGGGCGACTCCTGACCGTTGAGGAACGCGACCTCAATCACCGGCAGGTCGGTCGGGTCGGCCAGCAGATACCACGCCTTGTCCGAAAAGCCGGTGTACTGCGTGTTGCTCAGGTAGCGGCTTACCTCGACGCGGAATTTGCCGGCGTGCGGGTTGGCCACCGGGTACTTGGTCGAGGCCGTCGTGTCGCGGATCTCCAGCGACTTGAACAGCATCGTGCCCATCGCGCTGAGCGCCGTCGGGACGAGGATGACCTGCGGCATGATTCCGACCGGCTTGCCGTCCGGGTCGACCTGATTCAGGAAGGCCACCTCGGCCTTCGTCAGTCCGTCGATGCTCAGCACCGTGTCGGCGCCGGTCAGGTAGTTGTTGTTGCCGGCGGCAAAGAACGCCGCGTTGTTCATGAACGTGGACCAGAAGACATCGTTGATCTTCAGGCCCGATCCGCGACCCAGCTTGCGCGGCACGGTCGTGATCGCCCCGAGGTCATCGTTGATGATGTCGCGGCGGTCGATGGACAGCAGCAAACCATAGGTGTCGGCCTTGTTCGTGTAGGCCAGTTCCCCCAACGTCCCGTGCTTGAGTTCGCCGCCCGGGGCAACCTTCTCGTACTGGTCCTTGCCGACCAGGCGGTAGCTGGTGACCGTCTTGAAATCGGAGACGTTACGAACGCTGGTGATGTTCCGCCAGGTCCGCTCGACGCTGAAGAAGCCTTCCAGCAGGAACTTGTTGGCGACGTTGGAGAGGATGCCGCCGATGTCGATCGTCGAGAACGCAGCCTGGAGGTTCTGGCCGAAGGCGAAGCGCAGCACGCTCCGGCTGTCGCGGAAGTTGCGGCCGGTGTAGCCGTTGGCCCACGCGGCTTCGAGCAACAGTTCCTGCAACCCGATACCGCCTCGGAAGCGCTTCGACGCCGCTTCGAGGGTCTTTTCGTCGTAGAGATCCTCGACCTTGGCGAGCTTGGCTGTGAGCATGCACGCCGCTTCGAGGACCTGGCCGCCCATCGCGTTCTCGACGGCGTGAATGGCCGGGGCCTTGGGGCGCGAGGCGCGCAACTTCTCAAGCTCGCACTTCTCTTCGGTCCAACCCTCGGCGATCGCCTTCTCTTCGATCTCCGAGAACTTGCCCGCGCAGATGCGCCGGATGGCGCTGATGCGCTTCGTCTCCGCCGCGGCCTGAGCGCGCAGTTCGCCCACCGGGTTGACCTCCCCGTCCGGCGAGCCGGCGGACGGGTTGGCCTCCGTGCCATTCCCGTCCGTCTGCGTATCGCGTGTCGGCTCCGGCGTCGTCTCGTCGGTCTCCGTGACCTGCGTATCGTTTGTCTGATCCATAACAACGTTCTCCTGCTGTTGAGCCGCGATGGTCGCGGTGGTATTCGTGTCCGCGCCGAGATCGACGAAACTGATCTCGCCCAGCACCGTTCGACGGGCGACGTAGAGCGGGCCCTCGAAGGTCCTGCCGTTGACCGTGGTGTTCTTGCCGTTCCGCACGAACTCGGCCTGGGCGACTTGCGCACCGATCGAGGCCTGCCACGGGAAACCGCGTTTGCCGCTGGCGACGACCTCGCGGGCCGCACCGGTGTCGCGCGAGACGATGCCCTCGGCGATCAGCCGTCCGGCCTCGACCGCGATGCGCTCCGTGTGTCCGACCCCGGCGTACATGCTGTGGCCGAAGCGAACGGGCCGGCGCTGCGAGGGGATCGACAGTCCGTCGAGGTCGACCACGACCGGGAACCGCCACCCGTCGATGCGCATGGCCTCGCCGGTGTAGGCGATCATCGTGAATCGCGGGATGGATTCTGCGTCGCCCTCGGCGGCCAGCGCCACCAGCGAGATGTCGCCCGGCATGCAGCGCAGCTCGATCCGGTCGGGAACCGGCTCGCTCGCCTCAGGCAACTTGACGCGTGTCTGCGTCTTCCGTGACATCGTCGTCATCCTCCGTTTCGTCTTCGTTTTCCGGTGGAGCAGTGGGCGTCGCTGGCGTGGGCGTCAGACCCAACTCGCGCATCAACGCAACCTCCCGTGCCCGCTGGCGAAGTTCGCTTTCCCAATCCAGCCCGCATTTCGCAAACTCGGCGGCAAGCGTCGTCGTGTTGCTCTGGAGTCGCGTCGCCTGCGCGTTGGCCTCCTTGGCCGGATCGACGTGCTCGAACCCGTCCCAGAACCACTGGTGCGTGAACTCGGCATCGAGCGTGCGCACCGATTGCGGAAGATACCCTTCGATAAGGACCGCCTCGCCGATCCATGCCTTGAGGATGCGGTCGAGGACCATGTCGGCGAGGTAGGCCTGATCAATGCGGATGGCCTTGAAGAAGGCCTGGTGGTCAAGGCGCCCGGAAGCGTAGTTGTAGCCTGACGAGTTGCCCGCCGCGATGTTGAACGGCATGTTCAAACACCGAGCGATCTCGTTGATCACCTCGTGCTTGAAGTCGCCGTACACCGTAGTCGGCTGTTCGGCCTTGACCTGACTGATCTTCCAGCCGAAGGGCATCGTCATCCACGTGCCCCGGTCCATCTCGACCGTGTCCATCGGCTCGACCTGGCTCGACTCCGCATCCGCCGCCGCGTCGGTGTAGATCACGCCGCTGGGCAGCGCGGCTTGTTCAGCAGCGCCCAGCACGGCCAGCGTGTAGCGCCGTAGCATGGCGAACAACGGCAGCGCCGGGGTGATCTCCGGGATGCCGCGACTCTGGCCCGGGCGCTCAGCCCGGAACAAATGAATGACCGACTCGACCGGCATCACGTCGAACTCGATGCCGCCCGATCGCGGCACAGTGTTGTCACCCGGATGCTGGCGGAGCACGTAGTAGGCGGTTGCGTTGCCGAACTCGTCGAAGACTATGCCG